CAACCTTTTAGAATATCCAAAAGCGTTGTGTCAGAGTATCCATCTCTGTAAGCACGCATTTCGTGCAAGTACAGAAAACCATTTCGTTGTGAGATAAAAGCTGCTGCCGTTTCATCCGAGCCTCTACCCGACGGATCAACTGAGCAGATTGTCTCTTGGTAGGGCTCCCAGTCACCTTGAAGCTGCATTGGACTGTAGAAATAATCTCCAGGTAATCCGACAGTGGGGAGTTCCTTGATAACATTTCTGGGGTCTGAGCACCAGACGATTGAGTCAGGAGCGGAGGTAGGATTAACAGAGGTGACGATAAGATCAGCCATTTTAAGGGGGAACTTTTCAGAGTCACTGAGGCTTGTATCAAGCATGAACTGAAGCATGAAGTTGCTTCGGCCCATTGCTGCTTCACGTTCAATAAGATCTTCATCATTAAATCTATCTGGGTCAGTTACTTGCCATTTTTCTGCACCTTGATCAATATCAGCTTGTAATGCGGGTGCTATCAGCCCTTCGTAATTAGCCAGAGAGCGCGGGAAACGTGCTGGCCATACAAAAGGTCTATAGTTACGTTCAGCGAGCTTCCTGTAGACCGTAAACACCGTCTGTGGCGTTCCTAAGTACATAATACGGCTGTCATCTTTTGGAGTAAGAATAGATTCAGCTTCAGTACATAATTGTAGAAGCTTCTCTCGCATCATTTCTGTCATTGAGTTGCCAGGTACCTCAATGTCGTCCAGAATCATTAGGTCTGCACGACTACCGGTAAGCTGACCAGTAATGCCCACTGATTTAACAGAAGGAGCCTGGTGAGGTGAACAAAGTACGTCAAAAGATATACGCGACCATCTGGAATCATCAGATTTAGGGCGCAAATGAGCCAGCCAGGGGGTTTCAATTATGAGTTTTTGTAGAAAGATGGACATGTTGTCTGCACGTTCTTTAGATGCAGAGATGATCATGATCTTTTTTTCAGGATCTTTAAACAAAGTCCAAAGAACAAACGCACCAGTAATCCAAGATTTACCGATTCCTCGGAAGGCTTGGATTTGTAGACGTTTAGGACCGTGCTGTAAATAATCAGCGATTGCGTATTGAGCGCGTGTTGGCGTAGGAAGGTCAAGCTGACCCCACAGTGCTTGTAGGAACAGCTTGAAATCATCCTGTAACGCCTCTAAGACGTTGGTCATATAGTTATCGAATCATTAATGTGGCTGGTCTCGGCATTGATTTGTCTTTAATGGACTGTTTGGCGTGATTGATGAACTCGCCAGTAGGACTTTTGCCAGTAAGTCCTTTTACTGTCTCTTCAGCTGTCATATATGCCTGAAGATATTTTCCAATAACAGGAATACTTTGTACAGCAGTACGGGTCGCACCTTTAATACCAAGCCGTTTAACAACGTCAGTCAAGTCGTAATTGACAGCTTTTGCGTAACGGCTTTTAGCACCTCTAGGTTGCCACCTAGATTCACCTAGACGATTACCACGCATGGTGTCATTATCTGGTGGTAAGGCAAAAGCACCTTTAGTCATACGACGATAAGCTAGAGCACGTTGGTTTTCGCGAGAATTACGACCAGAAAGAATATCTTTGTCATCATAAATTGGAGTAGCAGTATAACGTGAATCCCCTGTTGTTCCTTTAATTGGTATTTCACTAAGCATCTGATTTAAAGTTGCTTGGATACCTTGAAGCTGCGTTGGTGAGTTAGGTTTGACAGGTCTTTGATAACCTGTACCTGTCGTAAAAGAAACGTCATTACCAGCGCCAGCACTGGGATTCTGACGCATCACAACTTTTGTATTTGTGACAGGATTTTTAATGGTTTTTAGGTGACCTTTTGTTTTAGAAGTATTAGTCTGCAAACTGTTCAAGATTTTCAAAGCTTCCCTTGCTTCTTTAGTAGGCATTTGTGCGGAAGAAGAGTTACTCATAAGACCCATCAATAGAGCAGCCCGCTCTTTAATAGTAAGTTCTTTATTCATTTGCTTTTTTAGTCCGCTTTAAACGTTCAATTTGATAACGGTTACGTTGTGCAGTGCTCCATCCAGTTGCATAGAACACACCATTACGCATCACACCTTCTTTACCGCCTTTTTTAGCCAATACAGTTGAACCTTTTTTAGGCGGCGCTTGTATTGGTTTTTTTTCTACTCTGGGTTTTGCTGTAGGTTTCGCTGTAGGTTTAGTAGAAGTTTTAGTCTTTGGTTTAGAAACTGGTGCATTACCACCAATACCTAAACGAGACATTTTGGCTGCTCCAGGTTTACCGCTTGACCTAAGGATTTGACCAGCTGCATAAAGACCACCGGCTACAGCAGCAGCTCTAGCTGGAACATTAGGTCGTCTAGCAGCTCTAGCAGCTCTACCAGGATTAGCTTTCTGTACCTCTTTAGCCTGCCTAATCTGTGCTCCTACATTTGAAGCTTTAGGAGTAGCTGACCTAGGTGGTGCATTGCTAGGTTTAGCTGTAGAGCGTGAACCCTGAAGACCATTTGTCCGTTGACTTGGTTGGCTATTGTATGGAGGATTACGTGGACCCTGAGCACCACGTTTGGCTGGGTTGGAATCAGGTTTACTTTTTACTTTTGATTTTTTCTGCTTTTCCTTTTTAAGTCGCTCTTCGTGTGTTTTTACAAAAGCGTCTAAAATGACTTTTAGGTTATTTGTTGCAGTAGCACGGGCCATGTTAAATTAATATGTTTAAGAATAAGTTGTTCTCTTTTTGTGATGCCAAACTTGGATCTCATCCAAATGAGCCAGTTATTACTTCCTTTGTCCTGATTACAGCACTTACAGGCACATACAACATTCGATAATGTGTCTTTTCCACCACGGCTTCGAGGATGAACGTGATCAATTGATAACTGAGATAAGTCATAAGCTTTTCCGCAATAAACACAAGTGTTGTTAAAATGTTCCTTAATAGAGCGCCTCCAAAGACGCTTTGCATCAGATGAGGTCATGGCTATTAAGTTGTAAAGATAGTGATCGGGAGTTGGAAGTAGTGGAGTCATTTGGAAGCGTATTTTCTGCCTTTTCGTGGACGGGTACGATTAATCTTCATTGATTCTTTCTTACAAGTTTTAGGACCGGTATGACTTGAGTCTTTACCATCACCATTACCGTAAGTACCCATCTTTCGATTGCATTTGTTAGCAGCCGTCCGTATCTTTAGACCCTTTTTGGTTTTGTTATATTTAGCCTGTTGCTTAAGTCGACGCTTATTTGCAGCAGGGTTCTTTTTGTAGTATTGGGATGTTTTACCGCTTGCCATAAAGTCTGCTCTGTACTAATTCTGGATCTACAGACGGCATAATGCTGGCTAGTTTTGACAGTGGGTTACCTTCCATAGCAACACCGCTAATGTCATTCTTTGCTAGCCAATCACATGCAGCCTTTAGGTCTTGTGTCGTCGCTTCGCCAGCTTTAATTCGTTTAAGAAATTCTTTGGTGACTAGGTTATGCAGTTCGTTGAACTGATCTTCAGTCGCTTTCTTTTTTAACATTAGCTTTCTTAGCTTTTTTAGCTTTTGGTTTTGGTTTATCTACGACGTCGGCTTGAATTTCAAGCCTAACGTATTCATCAACGTTTTGATGGCTTAGTGTTTTTTTTGCTGCTTCGAGTGAATCAAATTCTTGTAGGACTTTGCTCCGTGTTACGTCTACTAATTTAAATGACATTTAAGTGTTCCTCAATACGATTTGATCTAATTTGTTTTCGATACGTACCATATGGTCTTCCATACGTTGAACCATTACTGACAGGTCAGCTTTAGATACGTAGTCTTGCGCTACGTTTAATTCAAGTGAGTCTATACGTCTATCAAGACCACTAATGCGGTCATGTACGTTGTTTATTCTGTTGTGTAATCTATTATTTAAAGCTGCCCCACCACCAATTAAAGCGATAAGAGCAGTCACAGCTGCTTCCATTATTTAAGTGAGACAATAGGTACAACGTCGTGGCACAGCACTTCTACGCGACTGCCAGGACGAAAGGTAAAACCAGCTTTCATGATTTCTGTACATTTAAGAGCACGTACTAGCTCATAATCCAACCGCATCTTTTGTTCATGTCTACGTGCTATC